ACCGGTTGCTCCTGTCCAGCCCCATCCAGTAGGGCCTGTTTTACCAGTAAATCCGGTGCATCCTCTATTACCGGTCCATCCTAATCCTGTAGGACCAGTATATCCTATTTGTCCTTTTGCGCCGGTATATCCAGTATTTCCAGTATTTCCAGTATTTCCAGTATTTCCAGTATTTCCAGCAGGACCTGTTAATCCATTTTGCGCTTGTATTTTTTTCCATAATCCATTGTTACTAAAATACATAACTTCTTGATCATTTACAAGAGCCATCATTCCATTAAAAGAGCTTGCTGGGTTAGGAAGATCTTGTAATGAATTATAAACATTCCATTTAATTGTTTCATTTGTAATATTTTGTAATTTTTCATTTAAACTATTTTCGGAAACAAAATTAGCTATTTTTTCTTCTAAAATGTTTTTAGTAAGAAATAGACTAGTATCAATAGTAGGTCCTCTATCTCCTTTTGATCCCGGAAAACCTTGAGGTCCTTGTAGACCTTGTAATCCTCTTTGGCCTATTCCCGGGAGTCCTTGAGGACCTTGTTCACCATTATTACCTGGATCACCTTTAGAACCCTGTAATCCTATTTTTCCAGTTTTTTCTAATATAATATTTTCGGGAAGAACTAAATGCTTTTTACCATCAACTATTTTTGTAGATATTTTTAAATTGCCAATTGAAATACTACCTTCCGAAAAATGTCCTTCTCTTGCCCAAATATCAGAAAACCAGTGATCATTGTCTCCTAATGAATATCCGTTTGAAATTTTACCATTTAAATCAGGAATAAGATTTTGTCTAATAGTGCCTCCAAAAAGACCTTCCGGTCCAGTAGGACCTTGTAAACCAGGTGAACCTTTTTTACCAGGATTTCCTTTTTCACCAGGATCTCCTTGATAACCAATTGATCCATTTTCTCCTTTTTCTCCAACTTTTCCATCTTTACCATCTCTACCATTTATTCCGGATGGTCCTGTAGGTCCTTGTTTACCAACAGGTCCTGGTCTTAAATAATGAGAATAAGGATGACTTGCTGAATAGTAACGTTGATCACAATTATTATCTAAATTATTATTCATGTAATAAAATTTATAAATAATATAATATCTAGCGTAAATTTAAAAAATAAAAATAATAGAAATTTATGATATTTATTATTATAATATAAATCTTATATTTTAAAAATAGTAAATTTAAATATAAGAATAAAAATATTTTAAAGAATAATATATTATGACCAGTATATATAATAAAATTATTATTAACGCTGTTAACACAGAAATGAGTTTATTAGTAAATGGTGTGACATACAATTTTATACACATCGGAACTACTCCTACATCGACGGATTGGAATTTATTTTATGCTCAAATAGGTTTATCAGGAGGTGGTGATCCATATATAAATCCTATATATGGAGAAAGATATAAATTACCTGACAATAATTCTGTTTATAGACTTTTAGATAATAATTGTATAAGAGAGAGATTATTTATAAATATAGAAAGTTCTTTATTAAATGATGAACAATTAAATTATCTTGATGATTTTATGTATAATGAAACAAAAAGTAAAATAAAAGGAGTAAGAAATAAAAATGATATAGATATAGCATTAAAGTGTCTTGGATTATCTTTTCCTAAATCTGCGTATTTTTTTAAAACAATTTATATAAATAATGATGATAAATATATATTATTTGATTTAGAGAGATTTACTTTTATAAATAAATATGGAAATGAAATTGAACCAGATAATTCGTTTTTAGTTTCTGAAATAGAAAATTCAAAAAGACTGAACTTAAATGTAGGTATGTATAACGACGAAATACCTGAAAAAACTTTTGAAATTAACTTTTATAATATGACATATGGTAATATAAAGTTACATTTATTTAAATTCATTAATCCACAGATAAGAAATGGATTTAACATAATTTGTGAAAAATCTATAAATTTTTTGAATTCAAGGGGAGCAATTCTTGGAAATCAAAAATTAAATAACATTATTATAAACAATAATCTTTGTGATAAAGTTATACCAGAATTTAAAATAACAGATCACAAGGTCACCGAAGAACAAATAAATGAAATATTTTTAAAAGATACATATATTATTTTAAACAAATTTTAATAATATAATATATTATATAACTAATTATAATATTTTAAAATTATAATTCAATAGTTTATATTTGTATGTTAACAATTATATTTATGATCATTCATATTTGCATTAGTGTAATAACTTTTGACTTTGTTTCATCAAAAGCTTTATTCAATAAACAAAGACAGTATAAAGATTAAGGCTGTTGCTTTTAAAATTGTTTTATAATTTATTTATACAACATTCTAATATTGAAATAAATTAAAATTTGATTTAAATATTAAATATTTATTTATAAATATTATGCAACAATTAACTGGTTTAAAAAGAAAAAATTCAGATAAATTTTATACATCTGATTTAATTGTAAATAAATGTATAAATTTAATAAAAGAAAAAATAAACATCGGCAACGATGATATATGTATAGAACCAAGTGCCGGAAACGGTTCATTTATTAATAGTATAAAATCATTATCAAAACATTATAAATTTTATGATTTAGAACCAGAAAATGATGAAGTAATAAAACAAGATTATTTAATATTTGATTACAATACATTACTCTTACAACCTAATAGTAAGATTCATATTATAGGTAATCCACCTTTTGGACGTCAATCATCACTTGCTATAAAATTTATAAAAAAATCTTGTGAATATTGTAATAGTATTTCATTTATATTACCAAAAAGTTTTAAAAAACAAAGTTTAAAAAAACATTATCCACTAAATTACCATCTCATATGCGAATATGATTTACCTAAAAATTCATTTCTTATAAATAAAAAGGAACATAATGTGCCTTGTGTATTTCAAATATGGATAAAAAAAGACATTAATCGACAACTTCCCAATAAACTTATACCAAATAAATATAAATTTGTAAAAAAAAATGATAAACATGATATATCTTTTAGACGAGTAGGTGTAAATGCTGGAAATATTGATAAAGAAACTAATAATAAATCTATTCAATCACACTACTTTATTAAATTTGAAATTGAATTAACAGATTTATTATTTAGTAAATTAAATGATATTTATTATAATTGTAAAGATAATACTTGTGGTCCAAAATCAATATCAAAACAAGAATTAATTGAAGAATTTAATAAAATTATTATTTAAGCTTCTTATTTCTGTGTCTCTTACAACTTTTAATTTTATTAACAATAAGTTTTCCTCTTATAAGATTTGGAGTATCATAGCTTGATTTATATTTAATAAAATCTTTAAGATCATTTTCAAAATTTTGTATAGAACACTGGACTCTACTCTGACTACTATCTACCTTTGGATTAATTTGTAAAATATTAGTATATTGTTTTTTTAATTTTTTCTTTTCTTCTAGATAATTAAATATTTGTTTTGCTTCTTCGCCTTTAATATGCTTTGGTATTGATTTTACATTTTTGACATAATCTTCTATAATTTTAATAGGCAAATTTCCTAATAATAGATTATAACATTCTTTATTATAATTAATTTCATAAATAGTTTTTACTATTTTTTCAGTGTCAGTTTGTTTATACTTTATAATTATAATAGTATTTTTTTCTAAAAAATTGTAATTTAAAAATCGTAATATATCACCACAATATATAGTTAGCGAATTTGTTGTTTTTATAGAACAATTTTCATTATTATCATACTTATTTTTTTGTTTTGGAATATCGTGTTTATCTGTATTATTTGTTTCAACTGGTAAGTCAAATATAATTTGTCTTACACTATTTTCAAATATAAATCCATGATTTTGTGATTGTAATACCATTATAAAAATATAATATAATAAAAGTATATATTTTGATTCAATTTTTTTTCAACCCTTGTTGTAAAAATTTTCATGTTTTTTGCAAGTATTTAGTTGTATATTTTCAGTTTTTAAATCACCAATAATATCAGTATAGACAGAATAATATCTCTTTATTTTATCTTTTTCAATATCTTTTTTAAATCTCATATCAATATCATTTTGAATTCTAAGAAATTCTGTCAGAATTTCAGCTGTGCTACATTCATCTATTTTATTATATCTAATAAAAGCATTTATACCTATTAATTGAAAAAATAATGAAGATAATTGATAAGCATAAATAGAATCCCAGTATCTTGTCAAATCCTCTGTAATGCAGTTAGAAGGTATAGATTTTTTATAATTAAATAATTTATTATTAATTATTGGGTGCGGTGATGTTGAAATATAAATTTTTCCCAATTCTTCAGATCCTATTAATTTCATACCTAAAACAGAACCTAAATCAATTAACCAAATTAATAAATTATTATTTATACAAGTATAAACTACATTATATGATTTTAAATCAAAATAATAAAATCCATTAACAATTAAACACTTTAATGTTTCTTCTAAACATTTAATTATTTTATCTGCTATATCAATATCAATGTTTGTCATATCACGTAAAGTTCCATCACCTTTAAGCATAAAAATACGTCCATTAATATTTTTAATAGGAATAATATTTGGACAAATATTATTTATATCAATCAATTTGTTATGCAGGATTACTTCATCTAAAAATTTTTCTTTATCTATAGATACTTTTTCTAATATAGATATTCTATCAATTTTATCATTTAATTCAATTTCTACAGGATTAGAACTTAAAACACCTGTAAATTTATAATGATTTACATCGTTCTTTATAAGTTCATCTGATATTGGTTGTTTCAGCGATACTGTTTGTTCGAATGATGCAGTTGACTCTTTCGATTCTTGCTTTGCTTTATATGAACTTGGTTTCTCACTAGATAAAGGTAATGTATCCTCACTTGATAAAGGTAATGTATCCTCACTTGATAAAGGTAATGTATCCTCACTTGATAAAGGTAATGTATCTGTATCAGAATTATTTTTCTCAAATATTAATTCTTTAACATAAGAAAAAGCACCTTTTTTTGTCTCTGATTTATTAATCTTGCCATTATGAAAATATCTTTCACCGTTCAATTCTGTATAAAGATCTGTTCCATTACTTGTTAAATTTTCTATTATGCGGTTTAAATAATGTTCTGAATTAAATATATTAGTAACATTAGATACTTTATCAAAACAGTTTGTAATATTACTTTTTCTTAATTCTGTTGTTTTTTCTTCTCTTTTTGTTTTACTTTCTAATAATTTATTTTTAAATAATTTTGGTAGAATATTTGAACCTCCACTTACTCCACCAAATAATGTTAGATAATTAAATAATATTTTTTTCCCTAATTTAGTATTAATATTTATTTGTTTTCCTGTTAAAGGATTTTTTATTTTTTTATATACTTGAATCATAATAAAATAATAAATATATATATATATATGTATAAAATAATAAAAAATCCTTTAACAGGAAAACAAATAAATATTAATACTAAATTAGGAAAAATATATATTAAAAATGTATATTCAATATGGAAAAGAAACAAATATTGAAACAAATTTTGAAATAAATATTTTTAGTCATAATATTTTGTCAAACGAATTTGTAAATCATATAACAGCAAAGCACTAGAATTTTATAACCCAAAATAAAAGATATAATAAAATATTAGACTGTATGGGGATAAATAATAAGGCTAAAGAAAGAAAAAAAAGCATTTATAATTTAGCGGTTGGTGAAACGCCGAAGAGTTATGGAAGTGATCACTTTCCTGTATCGATAACAATTACAATTGAAAAATAAATTCTATATATATATTTATATAGAATTTATGAATAATATTAATGTAATTAAAGCAATTACTGGTGTTAATTGTTTAAAAGCTGAAAAATTATTAGAATTAAGTGAAGGAAATATTGAAAAAGCAGTGGATATATATTTAAATGAACTAAATGAACTAAATGAAAAGGAAGAAGTTAATGATATGGATAAATCTATAAAAATTAATGATCCAGATAATTTAGAAGAAATTAATAATACGTGTGAATTAAATGAAATGGATTATGATATAAATTTTAACAGGAGTCTTTATGATGATAATATAAGTAATTCATTCAAATCCAATTTATCTTATATGAAATCAAAATATTATTTTAAAGTTCCATTTGAAGAATATTTACTAAATATATATGATTTGTTTGAATATTTATATAAGGAAGTTTATTTTAATAATCAGTGTTTATGGTGTGGAAAAAAATTTATTAATTTTAATGCTTGTAGGCATCATATGTTAGATAAAAACCATACAATAATAAATTTTGATATAATTGAAAATTTAGAAAAATATTATAATTTAAGCTCAATAAAAGAAATATATATACAAAAAGAAAGTAATAATTTCAATAATGATCTTATTCTAAATAACGGAAGTATAGCGGTTCATAAAGATATGGTTAACTATCACAATAGAAAAAATCGCATAAATTTATCATCAAGTAAAAATATTGAACTATTAATGGCTCAAGAAGTAGCACGTAAGGAACTTATAAAAAACTTTGATATTGTAAATACAAGTATGAAATATAATAAAAAAGGAATAGCTTCTCAATTTACACATAAAAGTAGAGAAAGTTTTAATAAAACAATTTATGCTGAAAAACACCATTGGGGAGCAGGAGGAGGAGGATCTCATTATAATATGGCTGCATCTAAACAACAATTAAAAGGTTTTAATATTCGAAATATTAAACAGAGAAGAGGTGGAAAAGTCGCAAGCAAAAATCATCAATCTGGTAAACAAAATAATAGTGAATAAATTTAGAATGCTTTTATTTTTTTTTTGCAACACTATAAATTGTTGAACCAACGGTTATTGTTCCTAATAAACTTCCTAATACTAATTTTATACCTAATATAGGTAATAATATAGGCGTTGAGACTATTGGAATTAATACAATAGACCCTCCTACTATTTTTAATATTATTTTTTTCTTTTTAAATGATTTTTTATTACAATATATTAGTTCTTCAGTCGCTTCTTCTGTATTTTCAGTAGATGAAATAATATTATCTTCTATAGAATCCAGTATATTTGATTGTGAATTTACCATAATCTGCAGATCTTCAAAAATATTAACCAATTCAGATATATCTTTTTCTAGAAAAATAATATCTTGATTTAAATTTTCTAATTTATCACATTTCATATAATATAAACTGTTATATTATTTAAAAGATTACATATTTCTATGATTATAATTAAATTTTAATTATAGAAAATAAATCATCTATATAAATATATGAATATATATTTATCACCATTTAAAAAAACTTTAGCAATTTACATGGGTTTAACACCTCCATTTAATGGAGAAAACTATCATACAAGAAATGTATTTGGCAGTGAAAATAGTGCACTTAAATTAGCAGAGTCTATGACAGAAAAATATAATGTATTGGTATTTGTATGGAATTTAGAAATTAGAAATGAGCAAATTTTTTACAAAAATGTTTATTATTTAGATTCTAAACATATTAATTCATTTAAATGTATAGATATAATGATAATATTACGCTATATTAATTATTTTCTTTATTTCAAAAATGTCGCTAAAAAAACTTATTTATGGATAGAAGACATGATAATTAATCCTATTTATAATGATGACAGATTACCAGATCAAGGTATAAATTTATTAGATAATGTTGCAAATAATATTAATAGTTTAATATGTCTATCGGAATTTCATAAAAATAATTTAAATTCCGTTTTTAATACTTATAAATACACAAATAATATACCTATTATTACTATACCGAACCCTATGGAATTAAATTATTATAAAAATAATGTATCTAAAATTAAAAATAGATTTATATATGTTTCTGATCCTAATAGAGGATTAAATGTATTATTAGAATGTTATTCTTTAATTAAAGAAAAAGTAAAATCTTCTTCACTTATAATATTTAGAAAAAATGATATAAATGAAAATATGCATAATAAAATTAAATTATTAGAAGATGTGACTTTATTTGATAAAGTATCTCATGAAGAATTATCTAATGAAATGTTAAAATCAGAATATTTTTTTTATCCAACAGAATTTTGTGAAACATTTTGTAATTGTGCTGCTGAAGCCCAATTATATAAATGTGTTTGTATTTACAATAATATAGGTTCATTAAATACAACAATCGGGGATAGAGGTTTAGCTATAAATATTAATAACAATGATATAGAAGAATATAAAAATAGAGCTACAAAAGAAATAATTACATTAATGGAAAATGATGAAAAAAAAAATGATTATATCAAACGAGGACATGAATGGGCTAAAACACTTGATATAAATATTATCAAAAATAGCTGGGAAGATTTATTTAATAATAGTAGTTGATACAAATTTTTAAATTATTAAAATTATATAATATGAATCTATTCTTGTATATTTATTCTTTTAAGGATATCTTTAGAAATATGGGTAAATTGGTCGGTTGGTAGTAAATTAATTTTTGTAATGTTATTTTTTATTTCTGTTTCAAATTCTGTTAAAGCAATATGCATTTTCACTATTGTATTCCATTTCGACATATCTAAAGGAGATTTTATTAAAAGTTTGCTGTTAATTCCTGGTGTTTCATTATTTTTACTGCTTATATCCTTATAAAAAATTATTATTTTTATTAATTCTAATAATTTTTCATGATGCTCACGAGACGCTCTTTCCTCGGATATTAATAAAATCCCTAAATCTTCATTTTTGTCTATAAATTTATCTAGTAATGTTAAAAATGTTATAACATCATCTTCCTTAACTAATTCTAATATTAAACCAATA